TGCTGCCATTCGAGCGATTTGCTTGAATGGGTCTCATACTGTTGCCACGATGTTGCTTGAACCAGAACGTGGCGCGGCTCTTTGCCAAGGTCAACGCCTAAGTCGTAGGCATCGACAAGCCCTGTGACGAGCATACTCGCAGAGGGCTGGTTGATTGAAATAACAGGTTTTTCCATAAACTAAAAAGTACATAGTTAATGGGTTGCGGCTAATATTGGCCGTAACAACAACCTAAATAATCTACAAATATAGTATTAAATGTGTGCCACATTCGTGCACACTCACCATAATAAATCTAAAAATATATGATTTTTTTGACTACCCCAAATCGTAGATTGTGGCAATAGTTTCCCAATGTATTATATATGCAATTTTCGTGCCATTAAAAATGGTTATAACAAACCGATGTCAATGGGGATAGGATAATACAAAGGCACTCGCTCCCACCATGAGAACGAATGCCTTTGTTGAGATTTTGGTATGTGCTGATTAAGCGGGCTCCAGCACTTGTGGCAAAATGGCTAATTCAAGAGCTTCCTCGATTTTGCACATCGTTTCGATTGAAAGGTTCTCGTGACCTTTCAAAATTCGAGACACATACTGCTGGCTGCAGCCCATGCGCTCTGCTAGCGCACGTTGGGTCAATCCCAGCTCTTCCATTTTGTCAAGCATCATCATCGCTATTTTCTGGGAGTGACGAAGCCACGACTTGTTTTCAAGTCGCCAGCTGGCTCTCTCTCGCCATTGCGACGGCGTTGCCGATTGGTGTTGCCTAAGTCTATTTGCAGTCTCGTTCATAGTTACCCGAAATTATAGCGTGTTAAGATAATCAATAAATCCATCGTCGTCGATGATTCCCTCATTGAGCAAGAACTGCCGCACATTCTCCATCTTCACAAGTTCCGCTTGTGTGTGCTCACGTTCTTGCATTGTGGCGGTCAACTTGATTGCTCCACCAGTGATGATATACACTCCGCTTGCAAGTTTGATAGCATAGATGCGCAGCCATGACGAGTGTCGTATTCGTTGTTTCAGCCTGGCCTTTTCCTTGCCTAGCGTCACATCTGCCATCCGTGAATTTTCGAGCGGACGGAAGATGGCATCAAGGTCAGCGTCAGGTGAGATATCCATGATGACACATTGAAGCCTTTCGCTGTCTTCAATGGTGTCCATGATGGCTTGGTTTATATCAGTAATCTTGAAGTAAGATGACAAGTCCTCGATGTTCGCCTTGAAAAAGGCGCGAAGCCAAGCCACATCGTTCCATTGCTCAAAAAGATTGTATAGCGCGTTGTCGGTGTCGCCTTCATAACGCACTGCCCACAATCTTCCATCCTCAGTTATATCATCAAACGTCATCATATCTTGCCAAAACTTTTTGCAAAGGTAATAACAACTTTTGAGTTGTACAACTTTTAGATTGTATTTTTTCAAAAAAGTTTAAAGAACACCGCTACTCGGTAAAGCGAAAGTATCTCGATAGGGAAACTTTTCGCAGCCGATGTATAGGGTATCGAAAGCGTCGGTGCCGTCGGTGCGGTGTTCGAGCAAGTTTTCCTCATTCTCGGCAAGTTTTTCACCGCCCTTGTCCTTGCGGAAGCCATTGCGTCCACGAGTGACCCCTGCCGTCTGAATGGCCAGGATTAGGTCATCGTTGTTTTGGCGGTTGAACATCGGCATCAGGCGTTGCTTGCCAGCGAAGCCCTGGTTGATGAGCAGGTACTTCTCATCGTGCCGCATGGGATTGCCGAGATTGATGTCCTCTACCTGCCAGCCGTGCCGCTCGAACTCGTGGCACACCACCCAATGGAAGTCCTGCTCGTTGACGGCATAGTTGCCGCCGAGAGCGGTGCTGTCGTAGTAGTACACGACTATTTTACATTCGTGGTGGAGATAGTAGCGGCAGAAATCATCAATGAGTGCAGGTATCTTGCGCTCGAACTTGGTGTAGAAGGACTTGATGACATTGAGCCGACGGCCGTTAGGCTGACCAGCCACAATCCAGTTGATGTTGGCATTGTAGTCCATTCCGATGCAAATGGGCTGGAATGGGTTCAAGTCCTTGTCGGCTCGGCAGTCCAACTGACTTTCGGAGAAGTCATAGCCAAGCGAGTCGAGATAGTCGAAGTCGCTGGCGTTGTATTTGTGACCCTCGCGCATCGACGAATAGAAACCGTCTTTAGCGATTCCTATTCGTTGGCAAAGAATTGAGGTTTGGAAAGTCTTTGGCGTGAGGTCACGTTTCATCTGCTTGATGTAGCTTTCGCCCAGAAGTTGCAGGTTTTCTATCGAGGAGTATTCCTTGTAGTAAACCGCAACAGACCGCATCTTATTGAGGTTGCGGTCAAGCTGTCGCAGATAGGCTCGCAAGTGTTTCGGCACAGTCTCACCGCTTGCAGTGAGCAGCCGAACACGCTCCTTTGTTTTCCATATCTCATAGATAGTGGCTTTAATCGTTTCGATTAGATCCACGTCCATCTTGTCTTGATAATGGAGAAACCACGAGCCTTTCTGCGTCTGCGGCATATCGCTCAAAATCATTACTGAATGATTGAACGAGTGATGTCCGAAGTAGGACTTGATGCCGCCATTGGCAGGAAGCGTCTCATCTTTGAGGCGTTCATAGTCAATGAACTTCGCCTCGTCAATCAGGAGCCAAGAGAGCGTCAGCGAGTTGGAACTTCCTGGTCGGTCTTGCGAAATGATGATGGCGCAGGAGCCATTGTAAAAAGTGATGACGTGCTCATATTCGGCTGGCTCGATGATGGGCTTGCCAAAAGATTTGGGCGGTCGCCGTCCAATCACATAATGCAAGCCATTGATGAAGCCCCACCGCTTCCAAGCCGCTAGCAAGCCCGGAATGGTGTTTGTCAGTCCGTGCTTGTAGGTCGGTACGACAATGCCGCCCGTGCTGCCTTTCATCCGCTGCATATTGCGCAGGACGAAAGGCGAAGCGATGCTGTCGGTCTTTCCAGTGCGACGGCCAGCGACAATCACGGTGGTATTGGCACCGATTAACTGCGTCAAGCGTTGGGGCGCATTAAAGTATATTCTTTTCTTCGGCTCCGCCATTGTCATTCTCTTGGGTGGTGGGTGGGAACAGAGAGTTTTCTTCCAAATCGGCTTCCTCATACTGTATGTCCTCGATGTCGATGTTCTCTGCTTGATACTTGTGGAGCAGTTCTTGAATACGCTCCTGCAAACGAGGCATCGGCTTTATACCGAGGACAGACGGGTCGTCGGTTGCCGTGAAAGGCTGCACGACGATGAGGTCATACGGCACGGCTTGCTCGTCTTCGAGGTCAACTCTGTTGAACTTGGCGTATGACGAAGCCGCCTTTTCCATCGTCTTCGTGTCCTTGCGTTTCTTCGCCATCTGGAATGTTTCGAGTATCATTTCATTGTAGCGATAGCGGTGGAAATCACGGCTCGCTTGTGCGAGGTGTGGAAGCAGCATCTTGACTATGCCGAGGTCATTATAGGCAAGTGACTTGCTGATACCGAAACGGCTCACGGCATTCTCGACGAACTGGCGGTCTTTAGCGTCGGGGTTGGAGAGAAACCAGTTGTATTCCTCCCGGACACGAAGCACTCGCGTTACGATGCTGTCAGGGTAACGCTCTCTCAACTCGTCCTCGGCTGTAAATAGATCGAGACGGCAGATGTCGAGTGTCGAAGGGTTACTCATCGTCTTCCATGTCAAGGAGATTGCGGTGGGTGTTCTCGATGGCTAGCGGTGAGCCAACCTGCGCCAGCTGCATTTCTTGGGCAAGCAGTTTCACTTTCGAGGCGGCTTTGCCACGTCGGTAGTGCTGGCTCACGGCGGTTGTGTGGTCGGCGATGTCCTCACGGAGAACTTCGGCAGGAACACCGAGTATCACCGCCATGTCCGATATTTTGAGGTAGATTGATGCGAACTGCTCAATCTGTTGCAATTCTGCTTCTGAATAGGTCATTGAGTGGGACTGAATGATTGGTGATTAAATCTTCGATTTGAGCAAAGAGCGTGGCGAAAATTTGAGGGTCGGTTGTGACCACGGCACTCTCACATCGGTTGCCTCGTGTGAGGTTTTGTGACGTAATGATACTGACCATTTCGCCTTTCTCG